TGTTGCAGGGCACGCTGATTCAGAACCAGCGTGCTGATTTGTGCCTGGATGCGTTGCGTGAGGGTTGCACGCACATCTTGTTCATTGACTCAGACATGACCTTCCCCCAGGAAATGATCCAGCGGTTGCTGAAACATGACGTTGACATTGTTGCGGCCAACTGCGCCAGACGCAGAATGCCCACAGGTCCAACCGCACAAAACTATGACGAGAACGGCAAGCGCAAACCCGTCTATTCGATGCCAGAATCAACTGGTCTTGAAGAGGTTGGCAGCGTTGGCACCGGCATCATGCTGATCAAGCGCAACGTCTTTGAGGGCATGAGCGAACCCTGGTTCGATATGCCTTGGCAGTACGACACGCGAGGCTACATGGGCGAAGACGTGTTCTTTTGCAAGAAGGCGCAAGAGCTTGGGTTCAAGGTGTATATTGACCATGACGTGAGCAAAGAGATCGGCCACATTGGCACGTTTGAATTCAAGCATGAGCACACCTGGATAGTTAAAGAGGAAATGGAAAAAGAGGCAAGCTGATGGCACTGACTACATATACCGAGTTAAAAACATCAGTTGGCGATTGGCTCAACCGCACCGACCTGACAACTGTCATCCCTGACTTTATTGCTTTGGCCGAGGCTCAGATCGAGAGACAACTGCGCACCCGGCAGATGATCGTCAGATCCACGGCATCGATTGCCACTGAGTACAGCGCGGTGCCTGATGATTTTCTGGAGACAAAGTCCATCAAGCTCACCGGCACCAACCCCGTCACGCCTTTGGGCTTTGAGACGATTGATTCACTCGATAACTTGAGCGTCCAGTACCGATCCAGTGGCGTGCCGATCTTCTTTGGAATTGTGGGCGGCCAGATCCGAGTGCTGCCGATCCCTGACGCTGCATACACCGCAGAGCTGGCCTATTACGCAAAGTTGTCAAAGTTGTCAGCCAGCGTGACAACCAACTGGCTGCTGGCGCAAGCGCCTGACGTTTACCTGTACGGCGCATTGCTCCAGGCTGCGCCTTACCTGCAAGATGATGCGAGAATTACGGTGTGGTCAGCGCTGTATCAGGCAGGCCTGGATCAGTTGCAGATTGCAGATGATCGAGGTTCTACCAGTGGCGGTGCATTGCTGACCAGGGCAAAAACATTTGGGTGATTGAATGGTAACGACAACCAAGGGCGAGATGGACGAGTCACTGCTGGAAAAGCGTGAGGGGTCCATTGACAACGATACTGAAACCACAAGCTGGGTTGAGTATTGGCATGAGGGTGAGTTGGTCCATCGATCAGTCAACATGGTGCTAAAGCGCGGCGTCTTTGCCGAAGGCATCAGTCAACAAATTTGAGGGTTAAATCATGGCAAACACGCAGGCAATGTGTACGAGTTTTAAGGGTGAGCTGCTTGTCGGCCACCACAACTTTGGCACTGGCGTTGTCCGAGGCGCCACCACGGCAGATACCTTCAAGGCTGCCCTGTACCTGGCCTCTGCCACCGTCAACGCAGCCACCACGGCCTACAGCGCGACAAATGAAGTGTCTGGCACCGGGTACACGGCTGGCGGCGTCACAGTGACCTTTGGCACGGCTCCCAGCACGTCTGGGACCACGGCATTCGTTACCCCCAGCGCCAGCATTACCTACAGCGCGGTGACCCTCTCCACGGCCTTTGATGCGGTCTTGATCTACAACTCGACCCAGTCAAACAAGGCAGTCAGCGTCCACACTTTCGGCAGCCAGACCGTGACTGCTGGAACCTTCACGCTGACCATGCCAACCAATGATGCAAGCACTGGCCTGATTCGGCTGGCGTAACGCAGGGGCAGCACCATGGCTGCTTACGGCACAGGCTATTACGGCAAGGGCGTCTACAACATTGGCAATGTTGTCATCAGTGGCAACCAGGCCACTGGCGCTGTTGGCACTGTACTGGCCGACAGATCAATTCAAGAAGATGGAACCATTGCCACCGGCAATGTCGGGACAGTCACGCTCACCATCAGCATTGCCATCACGGGCAATGCAGCCACTGGTGCCGTTGGCACGCTGGCGCCAGATTCATCCAATGCACTCACAGGCAATGCGGCCACACTGGCCGTGGGCACTGTTGCGCCTGCTGGGTCAATCGACCTCAGTGGCAATGCGGCCACTGGTGCAGTTGACTCTGTTGGGGTAACCCTGTCCACGGCCACAACTGGCAACGCTGCCACTGGTGCTGTTGACACTATGTCGGCAGAGGTGATCTCTTTCCAGGCCATTACAGGTGTTTCTGGGACTGGTGAAGTTGGCAGTGTGTCAAACGTCATCACTGTTGCGATAATCGGAAATGAGGCAGTGGGATCTGTTGGGGTCATGGTTGGGTTTGGATGGGGGTCAATTCCCGACACATCAGAAACCTGGACCGCCCAGTCAGATACACCAGAGACATGGTCGCCAGTGTCCGACACGGCAGAGACATGGACTCCAGAGTCAGACACGTCAGAGACCTGGACACAGATCGCAGACAATTCAACATCGTGGCAACAGGCCGCATAGGGGTAAAAAATGGCAGATACGACAACGACCAACCTTTTATTGACCAAGCCCGAGGTGGGGGCCAGCACTGACACTTGGGGAACCAAGATCAATACTGACCTTGACAGCGTTGACGCAGTCTTTGCGGCTGCTGGCACAGGCACCAGCGTTGGCTTGAATGTCGGAGCTGGCAAGACGCTGGCGATTGGAGGTTCACTGACCAACAGCGCAGGCACAGCCAATGGTGTTGCCTATCTCAATGGCTCAAAGGTGCTGACCACGGGTAGTGCGTTGGTGTTTGATGGTACGAATTTGGGATTGGGTGTTACGCCTAACCCCATTAACCTTGGTAAAAGTTTTGAAATAGGGATTGCAGGTAGTGGTCTTTGGTCAACTGGATCAGCCACAGACATACGCATGATGTCAAATGTGTACTACAACGCTGGCTACAAGTTTGCAGGAACTGGCTATGCGGCTGTGTTTTTGGCTAATGGGGGGCAATTTGTATGGCAACGCTCATCAGCATCTGGAACAGTTGGAAATGCGGTAACTGCTAGTGATGTAATGACCCTTGATGTAAGCGGTAACTTGTTGGTCGGACTTACAAGTGGTGGAAATAGTACAGTTAAAAAAAGTGTTACTGAAAATGCAGGAGAAGGCGTTTTTACAATATCTAGCCAAACTGGATTTAATGTAATAGTTTTGGGGACAACTGGAACGGGCTATAGCGTTGCTAATACAACTATGTTCGTTAAAAAAGACACAGGTACAAATCGGTCAATTAACGCCGCTGGAACCATAAACGCATCTGGTGCTGACTATGCCGAATACATGACCAAGGCAGGAAATTTTACTGTTGCCAAAGGTGATGTTGTGGGCATTGATGCACAAGGTAAATTGACCAATGTGTTTGCTGATGCCGTATCGTTTATGGTGAAGTCAACTGACCCATCCTATGTTGGTGGCGATTCATGGGGTAGTGAAGAAGCCATTGGATTGTCAATGCCAGAAAAACCTTCACAGCGTCAGGCCACAGAAGAAGTTGAAGCAGAAACAGATGAGGAGTTTGCGGTTCGTCAAGCTCAATATGAAGATGAAAAAACTACTTTTACCGCCGCACTAGAAGTTGCCCGTCAGCGTGTTGATCGAATTGCTTTTGCTGGTCAAGTGCCCGTCAATGTCACAGGCGCAACCGCAGGGCAGTACATCATCCCAGTAAACGACAACGGCGCAATTAAAGGTGAAGCTGTGAGCAATCCAACCTTTGAGCAATACCAAACTGCCGTGGGCAAAGTCATTGCCATTGAGTCTGATGGCAGAGCAAAAATTATTGTAAAGGTAGCATGAACATGATTACTTGGAACATCAGTCAACTTGACCGACAAACCTCTGATGGTTTTGTCACCACTGCCCATTGGCAAGCAAATGCAACAGATGGGGATTACTCTGCATCTGTGTATAACACTTGCTCATGGAGTGATGGCACTGCAACCATTCCCTATGCTGACTTGACCAAAGACGCTGTGCTGGCATGGGTGTGGGATTCTGTTGACAAGGATGCTGTTGAGGCATCTTTGCTGGCTCAGATCGCTGAACAGAAAGCACCTGTCAAAGCCACTGGCGTGCCTTGGAATGTCTGACTCCACAGAGACCAGGCTGGCGGTGCATGAGGCCATTTGCACAGAGAGGATGAAATTCATTTCTGACTCTCTTGCAAAGGGGTCAGAGCGCATGACCAAGATCGAGTATTTGCTCTATGCCGTGATCGTGGCCGTCTTGCTTGGCCCTGGTGCTGCTG